TGAAGAGGCGGCAACATTTGGTTTATCATATCTAGTTTGGTGGTTTGTTGCTTATGGTGAGTTACTTGGTGGAATAGGACTTATTGTCGGTGGTATAATGAATAAGCCGTATTTACCTATTTTAGATAGATGTTACATTCCAGACATAGGTGATGCAATCACACGTTTTAGTGGTATTACATTATGTTGCATCATGACGGGCGTAATATGGATTGGTGAACCAGAAAGTATCATGGACGTTATAATGTATGACAATCTACATGTATTTTTATGGGTTGGTGCTTTGTTCTTTGCACTGAGAGGTAACAGAGCGTCATGATATACGGAGAACTTCCCACTAAACCTGTAGTATATGCCGCCTGCGATACAAAATATTTTGTAGAACATGCACCATCTTTAATATATTCTATTAATGATATAGGTAAAGATATTCATATACATATATGCGATCCTGTAGAAGAAACTCATAAAATAGAATCTATACTAAGAGCAGATTTAGATGTAGATATAACTTTTAGTTATAGTGATATAGGTGCTACACCTATAGATATACGAGCGTATTATTCGTGCTTACGTTTTATGATGTTACCTAAACTTTTACCACATGCTAAAAAAATGTTAGTGGTAGATACTGATTGTGTGTTTATGAAAGACTTTGAATATCCTACTACACCTACAGGTTACTTTCCTAGAAAACCTTTACAAGGTACAATTGGTTGGGAAGCTAAAGGTACACAAGTGGCGGCAGGTTGTGTTTATATGGACGATAGAGCAACACCTGTAGCTGAAGCCATAGCAGAAAGAATATCTAAAGGACCTATGAGATGGTTTATTGATCAGATAGCACTAGCTGAAATATTTGAACTAGTCAATGATAATGATGTGACAAAGTTTGATGGTAATTTTATGGATTGGGAGTTTATTGAAGGCACAGTTATATGGACTGGGAAAGGACCTCGCAAACATGAAAATGAAACTTACTTAGAAGCTAAGAATAAGTTCAACAGACTACCTAGTGCTGTTAGTAGAATTTGGGAAAAAGCATGAACAGAAAAGTTCTGATACTAAAACCTAGATTAGATTTACCATTCAAGAGATTTGGTTTAGAAAAGAGAAAACCTCATATAGAACCTATACGAGTGCATTGGCAAAACTTTGTTGATAAGCTTGCTGAATATCATGGTATGAGAAAGGATAAAGTAGTTATAGTAGAAGAGCAGAAATGGAAGTTCTGTGAAAGATTTGTTAGAAGTGGATTTAATCCTGATATAGCTTATGTACCTCATACAGACAAAAAATTATTTAATGGAAGAGAAGAGTGTAGATACTATATGCAAACAGTTTTTCCTTGGTTGTTTACAGTAGATAAAGATGGTTGGGGCGGAACATCTAGTCACTCAAAATTAGGTTGGTATGAAGTTGCACCAGATGATGACGCAACATTTGAAGAGTTTAGAAAGAGAGCAATTAAAGGTGAGTCTAAGTATAATCAACCTCTCGCTGAATTTGATAATCCTTTCGAAGATGGTTTTATATTTGTTCCTTTACAACTACCTCATGATGAAACTATAAAATACCATTCTAAAGTAGGTGTTATTAATTTTGCAGTGGCTATCATGAAGTGGGCTTATGAGAAAAGAATAAATGTTGTTTTTAAGAATCACCCTGCTAATCCAAATAGTTTAGAAGATGTAAGACTATTTGCTGAACAATATAGTAATGCACATTGGTTAGAACACCAAGTAAATATACATTCTCTCTTTGCTCAAGCAAAAGCAGTATATGTTGTAAATTCAGGTTCAGCTAAAGAAGCCATGTTACATGATGTACCTATCGTTAGATTTGGATTAGCTGATTATAATATGGCAGTTATTGAGGGCGATATAAAAGACTTAGAAAGAACTTGGCAAAAAGTCTTAAATTTAGAAAGAAGAACCATGAAAGAAAACTATAGAACATTTTACAATTGGTTTATAAATCGTATATGTTATGATAGTAGAAATATTGGTAGCTTTCTCAAACTTAGATAGGTGATATGCAAGTAGTTGAAGATTAAACGATTATATATACTGGTGAGTGAAAACTCATTCTCTTAACATTTTTTCGGAAAGGAAACGACAATGGCAGTTGTAGCAACTGTATACGATAACACATGTAAAGTATGTGATGTCGTAAGATACCAATTATATAAAGCATTCATATACGTACAAAGATCCAGACAACTTGGTGCGAATGAAAGAATTTTTCATGACATCAAAGAAGTCGATAAAGATGCTGGTTATCATTTAGCGAATATGAATGAAGCGACAAATAAAAAATATGATGAGAAGTTGAAAAACTTCAAAAGTAACTTGAGTGCTTGGGGTTGGGAAAATCCCATTGACGATTGAGTCTTGACAAATGAGTAGACAAGATGTTATAGTAATCGCAGGACTAATTATATTAGTAGGCTTATCTTTAAAGATAGGCATGGTATTAGATTAAGGAGTTAAATATGACTGGGTTAAGAAGACAAATGTTAGATGCAGTTAGAGATCATGCACAAGCACATATCGATAAGCATCGAATGAATGTTGAAATCTATTTGACAAATCCTGTGGGTGTTGGTGAACACTCTGAAGTTATGGACGAAATCGAAAAGCAGTTAGAAGAGATGGCTAAGTATGAAGATCACTTAGAAATGCTTGATAAATATTTTAATGAGTATCAAGCACCAGCTGTTCTAAATGAAAATGTAACGAGTACTTCTAGTGAGAACTTCCAAGATTCGGGTTGCTAATGTATACTATTTACGGGCGTCCTAATTGTGGTTGGTGTGTACGTGCTAAAGGTTTATTATCTTCAAATAATGTAGAATACAAATACATAGACATATACGAAGATAGTAAATCAATGGCATGGATAAAAGAGAAAGGGTACAAAACTGTACCTCAAATATTTGATGATGATGAACACATAGGTGGTTATAACGATTTAGAGATAAGGCTTATGCGTTTTAACGGGAGCTAAATACATTATGAATGATTATAATATGCAAAGTATGGAGTTTGATACTAACATTATGAAAGACATTGAGAAGCAAAGAATTATAGAACAACTTGAAGAAGGTGTTCTAGTTATAAATTTCACAAAAAAAGATGGTACTACTCGCAGAATGAAAGCGACATTGCGTGAAGATATCCACGGTTATGTGGGTGCTAATAGAGATCCTCTTGGACCTAAAGCAAATGTTGAAAGAGAAATTCTAAAAGAGTATCTTGCAGTATATGACACTGAAAAGAAAGATTGGCGTTCTTTTCGTTGGGATTCATTAATAGGAGTTAATAATGGCTGAAGCACAAGCAACTGAAAATCCAGATGAGTTTTCTTTGAAAACAGTACAGAAACAAGGTGGTATCATGAATGATGATGGCACATATCGTGAGTCATTTGGTGGTACTGAACTAATGACTAAAGCTTTAGAGCAATATGTTGATAAAGATTTATTAGAGCAATTCAATATAATTAAATCTAGAGTTCGTACTGTATCTGAAGATAAACCAAATGTTCTTTGGTTGCACGATTTGTGGAATGATCCCGAAAACGAACATCTAAAAGATGCAGAAGCAAGAAAGAGATTTGCACGTTTAGTTTTTGTTTCTAATTGGCAACTAATGACTTATCAGTTAGGTTTAGGTGTGCCTTATTCAGAATCATTTGTTCTTAAAAATGCTATTGATCCTATACAGGTTCCAGGAAACGCAGACGGAACTTTGAATAAAGATAAAGACGTAATACGTTTAATCTATCACACAACACCTCATAGAGGATTAAATATTGCAGTTGCTGGTGTTCAAGCATTATGGGAAAATGGTTACAAAGATAAAATACATTTTGATGTGTTTTCATCATTTAACGCATATGGTTGGCCCGAAAGAGATGAACCATACAAAGATATTTTCAAGACTATAGAAGAACATGATGGTATGACATATCATGGTTTTCAGCCTAATAGTGTTGTTAGAGAAGCTTTAGGTAAAGCACATATCTTTGCATATCCTAGCATATGGCAAGAAACTTCATGTATATCAGCTATTGAGGCTATGTCTGCCGGTTGTCATGTAGTATGTCCTAATCTTGGTGCATTACCTGAAACTACAGGTAACTTTGCAACAATGTACAACTTTCATGAAAATTTACAGTTTCATGCCAATGTATTCGCAAACTTTCTAAAAGGTACAATAGATAATTGTCAAAGTGATGATATGCAAAAGAAAGCAATCTTTGCTAAAAACTGGTGTGACAACTTCTACAATTGGGAAATACGTAAGAATGAGTGGATAGGAATGTTCAACGGATTACTTCAAGTAGAAAAGCAAAAGAAAGAAGTTGCAAATGGACAAGGAGCCTAATAGGTACTACGATTGGATGCTTTGGAAACTAAGAAAAGAAAAGAAGAAAGAAAAACCTATTGAAGAACAGGTTGTGGGCATAAGTGCTGGAGCAGGAGGTAGAAATATCTCAGAAGAGTTTAATATACCGAAAACTAAACTTATGTCAACTTCTACAGAGGAGATAGTCCGACATCTAAATAGAATAGAAGCAAAAATAGATTTGCTTTTATCTAAGTCAGATGGAGGATTAAAATGATATTCTTTGTATTCACAGTGTCTTATTGTACCTATTGTGGTTCAGAACTGGACAGTGCAGATTTCTGTCCTAGATGTAAGGTGAGAAGATGAGAGATGATTGGGACGATATACCTGAAGATGATGTAGATGAAGTCTTTAGAGATGTTTTACAACTTGTAATGAATAAAATGGAAGAAGGTTGTAATCCTATGGCTCTTGCAGGTGTCATGATGGCTCAAGCTATGATGATGTACAAAACTCACCTTAAAGAAGATGACTATAATAGAGTCATGTCGATGATACTAGAACATCGCAATTCTGTAGGTGAATCAGGAAATAATTTAAGCAAGTATCTACATTAGCTATTGACATATTCTCTCCTTCTGATACTATAATAGTGTAAGATGATTCGAAAGTGAGAGAAAATATGATAGACATTAAAAAAAACTTGAAACAAACAGATTCAGTTTTCATAGATACACACAGCAATAAAAAAATAGGTGTTTATATCGGTGCTGGTAATCTAGTCGGTACTGCTAAGAACGCTCTTGAATTGCTAAAAATAATCAAGAAAAATTATATAGACTTACATATGCATGAAATCTACTTTTGTAGCGGAATGGACTTCGCTACTGAAGCTGGCTTTGCTGATGATGGTGATGCTAGAACAATTTTCTTTGAAATGCAAGCAATGTGGTTGAAAGACTTGAAGTGGTATTTTGACAAGTTAGTTGAAAATTAATGGTTGACTTTATTTGTCAGTATGCTATTATAATAGTGTAAGTGATTCGTTAATAGTAGAGAGGTTAGTATGAAAAAACTTTTTGTTACATCTATATCACGTATTAATTCTTCAGATATCCTATACAGCATAGGTTCTTCCGCAAAAGAATCTGAAAAACGAGCGATAGCTATCTATGAAAAAGCAGGATACAAAGCTGAAGATTTATTTGAAATTATAACAACAAAAGTGAAAGAGAAAGCGTATGATAGTCAATACAGAATTGCGTGAACATCAAAAGAAGTTAAAAGAAGCTATGAAACATTTTATGAGTGGTACTTCAGAGTCAACTCATAAAGACGAAGCCTTTGCAAAAGGTTTACATGTTCTTGCAGTTGAGATTGGTAAGATACAAGCACAACTAGATAGAGCAGATGAAAATGGTGAGTGGGGTCCGTTCCCATTCGATTGAGAGGTAAAATGATAAAAAAATATATAATAAAGGTAGCAGAAACAATATTAGATGCAGTAAGTTTATTTTCGATATTCGCTATCGGATACGTAGTATTAATAATTTGTCATGATGGAGGTTGCACATGGTAAAAAGACGTAGAATGTCCGCAGAAGCCCGTAAGGCGGCTGGTGAAAGACTAGCGAAAGCTAGAGAGGAAAGGGCGAAGAAAAACCCACCTAAACTTTCACACATACACCCCGATGTTTTAGCAAAAGGTGATGATCACCCACTATGCTATAAAAATGTAAAAGCTTGGTTAGTTTACAACAAAGCTTTAATACCAGGTTTAAAAAAGAATGTTCGTAAGAATGTACGAGGTTCGTTAGCTAGACTTTCTGAAGTTGAATGCTATGTAGTAAACCTACAAGCTTACTTACGAACTGGTGTTTATCTCGACTTGTTCTATGGTGCTGATCAAGAGAAATTAATCCACTATCGAACTGTAGTACCAGCTGGAGATAAATAACATAGCAGAGTAATTTTTACCGGTGCGGTTAGTTTTGAACTCTTTAAACTCAGAAACTAAAGTAGCGAGTTAATGTTTTTTGATAGTTTTTTAAACTCACATAAAGAAAAAAACTATCACAACTATAAGGAAAGAATATGAGCAACATTGTAAAGTTTCCAAATGATTATGTACCACCTGAGCAAGAGACACTCTCAGACTTGAAAAAGAACATTGAGAAGAACAAGGAAATTTATATCAACAATGTGGTGGATCAACATAGCAGTAGTCTTCTAGCAAACATCTCTTTATCAGGATTTAACATAGACAAAGACGAGTTTATGAAAGACTTTGCTTTCACAGTAGAAACAATCCGTTCGTCACTTTATCGTAACATGGGACTACATCATCATTTTCAAGAACATATTGATGCTAATGTAGAAGTCACTGGTATTGAAGAATTAGGTGATGACGAGCAAATGTCATTAGATTTCGGAAAGGAAAAAGATGAATAGTCTCGAAATGCAAACTGCCGCCGTACTCAAAAGAGAACTTAACAACACAGATAAAAAAGATAAAAGTGCAGAAGTCATAAAATGGCTTGAGAAACGCATTGCTCATTACGATGAACTAAAGAAAAGAAAGAACGATAAACTACCACCACCTTAATATGATACTCAGTGAAATAAACAAAGACAGAGCAAAAGCTTTTATACAAAGTAGACACTATTCACCTATAATGCCTAAACTAACCAAGCATTACATGGGTGTGTTTGTAGATAATGAACTACAAGGTGTGATAACTTTTGGTTGGGGTACACGCCCTAAACATACTATTCAAGTTTTATTCCCAGACTTAGATACTAAAGATTACTTTGAAATAGGTAAAATGTGCATGGACGATTCTATGCCTCGTAACTCTGAGTCTCAAATGCTTAGACACTCTGTTAGATGGTTAAAAGAAAATACAGATATAAAATATCTTTTTACATGGGCAGATGGTATCGTTGGTAAGGTTGGTTATGTTTACCAAGGTTCTAACTTTTTATACGGAGGATTCAGCACAACAGACACCTACGTGACGGAGAAAGGTGAAAAGATACACCCTAGAACAATGCAAGGTGTTATACCAAATACTAAGAACAGAAAGTATGGTATGCGTCCTAATCCAGAACAACTAAAAGAAATGAATATATCTAGAGTTAAAGGTAGACAATTTAGATATATTTTTCCTATGACTAAAAGAGATAGAAAGTATCTTAAAAACTCAACTGTTACTTGGAACTTAGATTATCCTAAAGAGAAAGATTTAATTTGGAAGATAAAGAAACCAGGAGAAACTTCATACAATCAGACAGAGAAAATGCCATTTGATTTATCGAAAGAAACTGAAATCAATAAGCAAAAGTATGATGGTGCGAGTCTTGACAAGTTCTTCTAAAATGTGATATAAATATAATTAGATAAATTAAATAGAGAGTATATAATGATACTTTTGGACTTAAATCAGGTTATGATTAGTAATCTGATGATACAACTCCAAAATAACAATGATGAAATAGAAGAAGGCATGATACGTCATATGGTTCTTAATTCTATTCGTCTATACAATGTTAAGTTTGGAGAAAAATATGGAGAAATGGTAATCGCCTGTGATGATAAGAATTACTGGCGAAAGAGTATCTTTCCATATTACAAAGCACATAGAAAAGCAGATAGAGAAAAGTCACCATTAGATTGGAATAATATATTCAGTATTCTCAATAAAATACGTGATGAACTCAAAGAAACATTTCCTTGGAAAGTTATACAAGTCGATACGGCAGAAGCAGATGATATTATTGCTACACTCTGTAATCGTTTTGGTAAGACACTCAAAGCTGAAGACGATATTGATATACTAATTATATCTGGTGACAAAGACTTTGCACAACTACAAAAATATGCAAACGTAGAACAGTATTCACCAGTAACTAAGAAGTGGATACGTATCAGCAATCCAGAGTCTTTCTTACGTGAACATATTATGAGAGGTGATAGAGGTGATGGTGTACCTAACTTTCTATCGGCAGATAATGTAATAGTTACAGGTGCTAGACAAAAGCCTCTCGCATCTAAGAAGATAGAGAAATGGGTAAGTTTAGATCCTAGAGATTTCTGTAATGAAGTTATGTTGAGAAACTACAAGCGAAATGAATCTTTAGTTAATTTAGCTTTAATACCTTCAGCTATCGTTAATCAGATAAATGAAAAGTATGATAATTATAAAATACCGCCAAAGAGTGGATTACTAAATTATTTTATAAAGAATAGATTGAAACTACTTATGGATAAGATTGGAGAATTTTGATGCCAACAAAATCACTACATAGCGTCTTCTCTGAAAATGAAAAGATTAAGGGAAAGATTGAGCGTGTAAGACATATGAGGGAAAACTATACACCAGCAATGGGTATAGTTCTAGAGTTTACATATAATACAGCTAATAAATGGTTACTACCAAAAGGTAAACCACCATACAAGAAAAATGAAACGCCTTGGGATAATCAAGGACAACTTCATCATGAAGTTCGTAGATTTTATCTCTTTACAGAAGGTGAAACAGAAGCACAAAAAAATCTAACTCCTTTGAGAAGAGAAACATTATTCATTGATATGCTAGAAAATTTACCTGATGAAGAAGCACAAATATTATTAGGTATGAAAGAAGGTAAACTACCATACAAAGGTATTACTAAGAAGTTTGTAATGGATTGTTTTCCTGGTATGTGTGAGACTTGGGAATGATAAGTGTTTAAGTTAGTTTTCGTATTAATGATAATGAATGGTTCAGAAGTAGAAGCGGAACTAACGTATTCTAGTATGCAGAAATGTATTTGGTATGCAAAGCAAATCAATGTACATGAAGATAGATTAGTCGGTAATTATTCAGCATGGTGTAAACCAACTGTTGTAGAACAAGCAGAAGAATGATATACAGAAGAATAATAAAGACTTGCACATGGCAACTTTTAGGTATTGTATGGTTTATGAGTTATGCAGTAGTTACGGGTGGTGATTTATGGTATACATTAGGATTATCTCTTGCAAGTATTCCAGCAGGAAGTATAATGTTCTATTGTCATGAATGGGTATGGGATAAATTAAAATAAGGAAATGAAATGATATATGGTTGGATTTTAGTAGCAGTTATGATGAATCCTGATGGTACGCTTGAAGGAGAAGGTTTGGATTATTTTGATGAATATGATGCTTGTTATGAAAAAGTTGTAGAATTATCTACAATAGGACAAGGAACAGGCTATACATGTATAGATGATTATGTTGATGTAAAGCATGAGATTTAAACGATTTATAGGACACTATAAGAAAATGCGAGAGTCAGAAATTAATCGTATTGATGATCCTCTATCTTTTGTAGAGTTTATTTTCTCACAGTATCCTCTTGGTATGAGACACTCAAGAAGTATGTGGAACTGTATAGTATGGGCTTGGGCTAATAGTAAAACACATAATGTAGATGGAACTTATCTATGACATTTGAAGTATTTTCAATTATATGTTTTATAGCAACTGTTGCTATTGTACCCATATACATGTGGTTATTATATAATATTAAAAACTCTTGGACATCAAACTCACATGATACTCAAGGTGGTAGCATGACTATCATTGATGACAAAAAACAAAAAGTAACTTGGTTAGATCCGATAGTTAAGAAAAATGAGAAGAAATAGAAAAGTAGATCCGAAAGACTATATACAGATAAGAATAACGCAACTAAAAGAAGAGCGAAAGAAATCTGAAGATAGAATGACTCAAATGTGGATATATAAAATAATTAGCGAATTGCAATACGTTCTTCAGATAATGGAGAAAAGAAGTGATAGATTATCCTGATGGTTTTAGCAACGAATGGAGAGATTACATGACAAGTGATAAAACAAAAATGGAAAAAAGAGATTATGATTGGGCAATGAGACATTACGGAAAAAATCCAACAAGAGAAACATACGATAAAGCTACAGATCCAGATGCTGGATTAAAACTGTATGATTCAGAAGAAGCTTTTACATTAGACTTTACTTCCAAGAAGAGAGAGGGTTTTACATCTACAACTGATCACGCTATGCGACATGAGATGCAGAGAATGGCTGATAAAATTAATGAACTTGAAAAAAGAATAAATGAATTAGAAAAACCAATAGAACTGATAGAGGAATAAAATGAGTACTGCTTTTATAATTGGAAATGGACCTACTAGATTAAATGTAAATCTACATGATTTAGTAGGCAAAGGTAAAATATATGGGTGTAACGCACTCTATAGAGATTTTGATAAGTTTGATTATCTTGTGGTA